CGCCATCATTTTCTCCATTTGTTGTTGTTTCGCTTCGGGCGTCATGAGGAAGATTGACAGGTTGTCTACTGTAACATCGTCAGATTTGATTTGCTCCGGCCTAATGGTCCCGGATATAACTTCATTGTTTTCGCCCACATACCGAATCATCCGCTCCCCGGCCAGATGTACCGAAGCCAGCCGAAGCTCTTTCTCCCAAAGCCGGACCTGGAAGGCTGCGATATTCAAAAGAAGCGGATTGGCATGGGTCATATTCGCCTGTTGGAGAAGTTGTGCCTGTTTCCCGGACGTAACGTTCGGATCGCTACCGCCTCGCGTGGACTCATAGTAGGCCGCGATATCATTCATTCGCCAAATGACATGCTGTGCCATTTGGTGGGCCTGTACATTGATCACCGGCGGTGGATTGTATTTCGGAGAATACCCCTGGGCTTTTGCCGGATCCCATTCGAGGAGAGGAATATCTTCCTGCATCCCCTGAAGCCGGACTTTCTGCCAGTTCACGCTTCCTTTCGCGGCGTCAAACCAGCCGTTTACGAACCTGTTAGAAGCCGCCATAATCGTATTCAGACGGTTCAGAAGAAGTTGGTGGCCTACCAGGTAGTCAAAAAGGGACTTTGGCCAGATGTCCCCAGCCTGTTTGAGATAGCAACACATGATGTAGGGGTGCCACTCGCCCATTTCCGGATCGCTGTAGGCATCAATCAAAGCCCGGTCGTAAACGTCCTCAACAACCTCATTGTCGATGAGGATCCGATGTCGACCATGCGGGTATTTATCCGACGGCGGGTCATAAAACTCCCATACTCGGCGGTGATTTTCTAGTGCCCCCGAAACATCGCCATACATAGGATCAGCGGTAAGCGTTGTAATATCATGAAGGTCCTCTTCCGGGTCAACCTTGATATTGTACTTTTTGTATATGTACTCGACGTCCATCGCCACTTCTTCGCCGATATATGGAATTCGCTCGAAGTAGCTGACGCCGGTCGGAAGCCTCATCGCCTGCGGCAGCGGAAAGTCAATCGCAATATCCCCGGTCCGGAGCAGTTGCCCCTCCGGTCCTTTTAAGGGTAAGCCGGTCATCGGATTCAGCGCATACTCCCCGGCATTAACATCCCAATAGACTTTCGCAAAGAAGACGCCGCATGGTTTAAGCCACTGCGTAATCTTATCTCGGATCTTATACCGGGATTCCTGCTCATAATCTAGTGCCATCAAGAACTGGGTAGCCGCTTTGGCCGCGTCTTTGTCTTCGTCGTCGGTGGTCACCGGTCGCACGCGCGGAATGAGGGGGTTGGCTTTCACTCGGCCATCCACGCCGTTGGCAATCGTGATGATGTGCGGGTCGGGATATGTGATCAGGTCCTTTTTGACCCGGTCGCCGAAGTCGGGAATAAACTCACCGGCCAACAAATTCTTCACGGTGCCGGACGTCCGGTCTTTGTAGACTGCGAAGTTACCCTTCAGGATTTCATTCATATACTTCCAATGCTGTATCCTCGCCCGGTTTGCGGTCTTTTTGATGCGCTCCTGTAGCTCTGACCGGGTATCTTTCGGTCTATCGGCCACGGGGTATCACCCCCTTTCTATCCCTTTTGTCTGTCCACCACGACGGGGCCCATGATGGTATCAATCACCTCTTCGGTCGGTTCCTCCACTGGCACCTTTTGGGCCAAAGACGCCTGGGCCGCCGCCTCCGGGGCTTGAATCCGGTCTAATAGGTTGTCCATCTGCCGGAGGGTCACCTCCTGGTACCGATGAAAAGCGGTATAGTGCCCCTCATGATAGTCAATCTGCCGGGCCGCCGTAAGATACGCAAAAATAACCGCCGCCACTGAGACAATCACCAGGGCGATGGCCATAACGATGACTACGGATACCGGTACCATCAGTCAGTCCCCTCCGCCTTCGGGGTATCGGCCCGCTCCGCCAGGACATCCCGGACCATCCGGGAGATATCCGCAGGCAATTCGCGTAGCGTATCCAGGATCTCCATCACCCGCACCGCGGTAACCATCCCCAGCGCATGGGAAATGTTTCGGTAGTGGACGGCCGGGATGTAATGCCCCCGATATCGCAGCTCGCCGGTAGACGACGCCACCTGTACCGCCTCATCGATGATGTTTGCGCGGCTTCGTTCGGCGCCCAACTCCTTCTTCACTCTCTCAAACTCAGACAATAGTTTTTGGTACTCATCCGTCTTTTTCACATCGATTTGGACCTGCTCGGTCTCTTTGGTTTTCTTTGCCATACTTAATCTCTCCTATTCATTCATACAAGGTCAAACGGGTCTATACCGCTATCGTCATGTTTTGCCTCCTCATCCAGGTACTGCGACCATATGCGATACTCTGGACTGCCTTTTTCAAACCTCCTTTCCAGCTCCACTCGTCGGTGGTCTATCGGCCTCGCCGGGGCCGGTCTGCTCATCACGCCATACCGGACCGATTCCGGGGCATGGTCTTCACAGTTATCATCCACGTCGTTCGGGTTTCGCTCGCTCCGGACCAGCGCCGGGAGTGTCCGAATCAGGTTCGTGCATGTCGAAAACACTTTCAGATGCGCGTCCTGCTCCCCGTGCTCGTTGATGAACGGGTTCAGGAACTCATGCAGCTGAAACCATCCCGGCACCCGCCGGTGGTCCGCCCTCAGTATGCCATCCACGCCGTTTTCGATGAACGTCTCCACCCCCGATTTCCCCGTGTCCTGCCTCCGGTTCCAGAGGTCCGGACTGACTACCGTGTACTCTATCCGGCCTCGCTCGTCCTCCGGGGTCATCTCGACGATTTTCCGGGCCGCCTGCGAAAGTGTCAGGTCCGGCTGGTACAGCTCCCGGTATATGTAGCACCGGCCAGACTGGTCCACCGCCCACCAATAGCAGGCGGTCATATCCAGACCATAATCAATGGAACGGAACAACCGCCAATGCTCCGGTATCGGGAAAGGTTGTACGACGTGTATCTCACGCCGCCAACAAGAGAAATACTGCCCGGCAAATACGTCCCAGTCACCGTCCATGAGCATCTTCCGGTCAGCTTCCGGCAAGCTGGCCAGGCGCATGATGTAGCCGGGGTCTATCTCCATCAACCTTTGGTTGTCGGTGACTTTGGCGGGGATAAATAGACGCTTCCGGGGGCGGATACTCTCCGCTGGCACGCCCAGCGCCCGGACAGCCGCCACTACGTCCGGTTCCAGCGGCGCTTCCCATACCGTCTCTGGCGGCGCCGGGTCAATCCATCGTGATTTGACCCACACATGCCCCACGTTCCCCGGGTTGGTCCCGGCGATCACTTTCGTGCGCTGAATGGCCGGGTTCGTGGTCCGGTTCCGGGACAGCATATATAGATATTGCCGCTCCTGGAAGTGGGTCAGCTCGTCCCAGATGATGAGGCTATACTCTGCAGATTGGTATCGGACCTCGTCCCCCGCCTTGTCCAATGACCCGAACTGGAAGACTGAACCATTTCGGTACACCCACCGGTGTTTCGTCTCATGATATATTGCCACACTGGCCGGGATGAGCTCTTTCGACCGGGGGATAGGTTTTTGCTCCAGCTCCGGGTATGTCCGGCGGAGATACAGCACCCACGCTCCGGGAAACATGCGGCACCACATAATCCCCGCTATCAGTAGCGAATCGGTTTTGCCGCCGCCAGCCGCACCGCCGTACAGTATTTCGTCCGCGCCGTCCGGGTCCAACACTTCACGAAGAAACCGCTCTTGGCGCGGCTGTGCTTCCCAGATCATGCCTTGCCGCCTACCTCCTGCCCACCGATGATGATAGTCAGGCCCTCACCGCGCACCTCCGCAGATACGTGGTCCTTGAACCGATCCGGGTCACGAGACTTCAGCAGGAACATGAGCAGGTTGTCACTGTATTCCCGAATGTTTCCGACCACCCGGCCCTGGTAGTAATACGGCTTTTCATCCCCCTGGACCGCTCTCCGCCACGCCTCATACTCCATCGCGTCCGTGGCCGCCTGCTTCGCTTCCTTCGCGCGCTCGCGAAACTCGTCGTCGCCATTATACCAGTTATAATAAGTCTGGCGGCTTATGTTGGCTGCTTGGCACGCCGCAGATATGATGCCGGTCTGGGCGTATGCGGCCAAAAACGCTTCTTGTGTCTTTTTTCTTGTGTCTAGGTTGTCAACACTTGCTCGTGGCATTTCCCCTTCACCTCCTATTGTCAGAAAATTTAATCTTTTTCCCGCCCTGCATATGGGGGGTAATTGTTTTATCGATAAGTATTGACAACGCCATGACAACGTGGTATAATCAAGTCAACCAAATCCAAACCGGCCTGCCGGGAGCCGCAATCCCGGCCCGGCGACCATCCGGCCAACTGGCAGGTACGAGTTTTTCCAACCGCTTTTCAGCGGGGAGGTTTGAACGGTCCTCAAAATCGTTGAAAACCTGCGAGCGCTCCGGAGTGAAAGAAACCAAGGCCCGCCGGGAGCCTATCCCGGCAAATTATGAAATAAGGAGGAAAAAAAGAATGAAAGAGTTGACCGTCTCGATTGAAAGATGTTTGTTCGATGACATCTTCGATTATGTCATGGTTGAATTGGCTAACTTGGCCGCAGAGGACCGAATCCCGAAATGGGGGAGTTACGACATCGATAAAATTGAACGGGCATACCCAATCAAAGACTATCATGTTTCTCTTCACGCCGGCCCCGTAGAGGCCCCCGGTCCGGTCGTAGCTACGGTCTACATCCACACCGTAGACGGCAAGGACACGGCGGAGGTAACGGTCGTCTGGGACGAATAGTCGGCCCGCCGGGAGCCGCAATCCCGGCAGAAAAAACAAAAGGAGATGAAAATAATGACAGGTGA